ATCTTTTTTGTCACTTACTTTGTTCATTTGATTCATCATTTGATTGATTTTTTTCTGTGAGGGTTTTTGACCCATTTGCATCATCATCATACGTAACATGAGACTTAAAGGGTTTTCATCAATTTTGGAAGTCACTAATTCTATTAGGAAAAATATATCATAATAGACTCGGAAAGTCCACTATAATTATACATAAATTCTGGTAATCGACCGACCACATATATCCCCTTTATGATTGACCCTACTTAGCCACTCACATCCAACTCTAGAAGACAGTATGAGATTGATTAGGTGCACTAGAAATGATGATTAACTACTTTCATCTACAAGATAAAAAATGGGCAAAAAAAAGGGTATCCTCAAAATAATGAAATTCCATTATAATGAAGATACCAACTGTTATTTTAATAATTGAAGGACACTTTGTGGTTGCTGAATTGCTTGCGTTAACATCGCTTGTGATGCTTGAGACAATATTTGATTCTTCGTTAAATCCATTATTTGTTTTGCAATATCAACGTCACGTATTCGTGATTCTGAAGCAGTTAAATTTATTTCATAGTTGGAAGCGTTATTGTTAATATGCTCTAGTGCGTTCTGATAAGCACCAAACTTTGAACGTTCAGATGACACCTTATTCAATGCCTTGTCTATCTTGGAGATTGCTGATTCGGCACCTTGTCTATTTGAAAGGTCGATGTCATCGATACTTAGCGCTTCCGTTCTAGCATCTGTTAACTCGGCGAAAAATGACTCACCAGAGTTTGCACCAATTTGGAGAGTAAGATTTTTATGCGTGACTTTCGTATGGGTTATGGTGATAGTTTCCTCTACTTTTTTTTCGTAATCTATTCTTGCTGTAGTTCCTACCATATAGGATTTACCGCCATCAAATGAACCACCTCCACCATAATATGTTCGCAAATTCTTATCCGCAATCAAGACAAAATTGTCTCCGTATATTTCAAACTTCATATTATTATCGATAATATGGTTCTGTTGCGCTACCGTCCCACTTGTACCGGATTTAATGGATTCAAAGATATCCTTTATATTATTTAAGGTTTCTGTTATATCTGCACCACTAGGAACAAATATATAATCTGGATTAGGAGGAGGGTTTATAAATGTAAACACTATTCTTCCATCACCATCAAAAGGCGTTGATGGACCAATCCCGATTACTTCACCTCCCCCAGGATTTTGAAGGAATTTTGTTTGCAATATTATTCCAGGCGAAAGAATATTTACAGTTTCGTTAACAGTTTTTGTTGTAGTTATTGTTTCGGTTTCGATAGTTGTTGAAGCAGTTTCATTTAATAAGTTTATCCCATTAAAGTGAATATTATTTGCAATATCATTAATACCACTCTTAATCTGCTCGACTTCCTTTTGAATTAATTGTCTGTCAGCATCTGTCAAGGTATCAGTTGCTGCTTGTATAGACAGTTCTCTAAGCCGTTGAAGGTTTGGGTCTTGAATGCTTCCTAAGCCACTTTCAGCCGTCTGTATAAGAGAGATACCGTCTTGAATATTCCTTTGTGCTTGTTGTAATCCTCGAATCTGCCCCTTCATCTTTTCGGATATTGCTAATCCCGCCGCATCATCACTTGCTTTATTAATACGCAACCCAGATGATAACTTCTCCATTGCATTAGTTGTCTTTTTATTATTCTGAGTTAATTTATTTACCGTATTTAACGCAGAAATATTATGATTGACTATCATATGAAAAATACACCTTCTCTTTAGCGATTATTACTCACTACTATTCTACCATAGGAGAAGATATATTAGGTACATTGAGTTAGGTACTTTTCACTAGATATACCCGATAAAAATTTACCATTCACCCCAACCAGAGCCGCCACTCTCATCTGGTCCTACTGGCTCGACAGGAACAACTGGCGCAGCAGTAAAGTCATCTTCATCAGTGTAGAATGATTTATCAATGAACCCATTCCAGTCAGACCGATTCGAGGATGTAGCCCAATTGATACCATCCTCTACACTCCCCCTTGATATTGCTTTAACGTTTATACGAACTATCCCCTTAGCGATAAAGTTAAATCCTTGATAAGTGTATTGCATACCGTCAATGACAATATCGTGTTTACGATTGCTATTTGTAAATGAATCGTAGATTGCTCTGCTAGTTGCGTTATCTTGAGCAAAGATAGCTAACTCACCTTCTGCAAGGATTGCTTGTCGTCCGTTATCTAAACCAAATTCATTTGACGTTTGGATAATGCAAGGAACTTCCTTGATGTCATAAGAAGAGTAAGTATTCTTTTCTGCTTTTTTAGATAAATTAAAACGAATGTAATGCTCTGCACATCTAGCAATGGCTTTAAATGACTCATATCGCTTTCCAGTAATCTGATTGATAACATACCAATCGCTACCTCGATAAACAATATGGTCCCCACGCTTTAGCAATTCTGTTGTCGATATGTACTTATCATCAGATTCACCATTAGCGATTGGTGTGTTGGTGATAACTGCCCTGGCATCGATATTGTTTACTTTGATGGTGCTACCAAACTGATTCAGTAACACCTTGAAATCATTCTCCTGTGTTTGAAACAAATTAATCTTCATATGAATACCCCTCTCACTGGAACAACATAAAGAAGTTGCTATCCGTTTTATTGTCATCGATTGGCATCTGCCGAACCTTCTTTTCTAATTGGTCTATTCGGGACATTAAGTTCTCATGAAATGCAGAAATAGACATATCATCTTGCTTGTAATCCTTCATTAGAATAGGTTGATTTGCAACAGACTCTAATATAGATAATGCTGTTGAATAGATAGCACGTTTTTCCTTATTAGACTCTGGATTGTATTCGTCGTAGTGCTTCATTCCGTTCTCTGCTAGGTATACCTGTATCTCATCATGAGATAGCTCAATGCCCTGTACCTCTAGCTGTAACCTTTGTAAATTATTCATTTAAACACTCCTTATTATTGTTGTAATTGCTGCTGTTGATATGATTATCATGGTGAAGACTATTTATGTAGTCGGGTTTTATATTTGTAATAACGATAATGATTGTCCAAAGTTTGGTACATAGTTATGGACAAAAGATATGCTAATTGGGGTGTGATTGGTGATGCGAATAACTTTTGGACAAAGTAATGGACAATAGTGGGGCAAAGTTTGGTACATAGTTATGTAAAGACAGGTTTTCTTATATTTTTTTATAATGTGTGTAAAGAGGTATGTTAGGGATTTTGAATTCGAGTTTGGGGTAGTTGCCCACATTATAAACCCTTAATATGCAAGTTATGTATTAATACAACAATACCGAATAAGCATCCTTATTGTACAATATGCATTGCATTTCCGATTAAAGTTGATATGGTACATCGAATCCATTACCGAATGTATACTAATTTTACTAAGTATACTTTCAAAAGACTGTAGGTATGCCGTTTAGTAGTTGACCGCTTATCGAATGTATGCTATAATTGTATTAACGAGTGAAGCATACATAGGAAGAAGGAATCGAAATGGCAAATATAACAGCAAAAGACGGTATGATAATTAACGTTCAACCTTTACGCACATTAGACGAAATATCAGAATTCATTAAAGCATTAGAAATGAACAAGGCAAACGGACAGCGCAACGCATTGTTATTTAAAATAGGCATATCAACTGGATTACGAGTAGGCGACCTAGTTAAGCTAAAGGTTGTTGATATCAAAGGGAAATCTAGCTTCATTATCAAAGAAGGCAAAACTAAAAAGACACGTATCGTATACCTAAATGCAATAATGGCAGACATAGCCGACTATACCGATGGCATGAACAATGAAGATTACTTATTCCAATCACGCAAAGGTGATAGCCATATCACGACTATACAAGCGTATCGAATCCTTGCAACAGGTGCTGATTTGATTGGAAGACAGGACATCGGCACACATAGTATGAGAAAGACATTTGGCTATCACTATTACAAAAAGACGCATGATGTCGCAACCTTGATGAACATCTTCAATCATGATGGTCAAACAGTGACATTAAAATATATTGGTATTGAACAAGAGGAAATAGAGAACTCACTGAGGGATTTCAGACTATTCTAAGTTGTGGGCTGTCTAACTACCTAAATTGAAACAGAGCCACCAGACTCAACTCTGAATGGCTCTGTGGCATATTTTAAAAGTCGATATACAGGAGCGTGTCTGTCATTCGTACCTCTCAACTCTACTCCCTAATATTTCCCTATTTCCAAATTAAGCAACCTCATTCACTTTATTGACTTTCTCCTCAATCACATCACCCTTGATAACATCTTGTTTAACTTGGCTTTCTCCATTGCCGTTCAATCGTTCCAATTCTTGCCCAACATCCTTGGTATACGGGCTATTCTCCAGTATACTTTCAATACTGATAGCGCCCATCTCATGCAACACCTTAACGTTCTCAATGATGTCCTTTTCATTAGTCGGTCTACTGTACTGGAATACAATGTCTATCGTTTCAAAACTCTCTTCATCGATACTAATCCCCATACGTCCAAGTAAATCGAGAATTATCTCGAATCTCTTTTCCATCCCTTCACGAATGAATTTCTCATTTAATCCTGCTTTGATATCAGCCAATTGGAACAACAGCTTCATGGATACCTCGGACAGATTACTGACATCAGTGTTGTTTAAACTAACAGCAGGAGTAAATGATACATCTAGCAACGCTTGCTTCAACGTCTTATACAACGCTTCAAATGATTGATAGTCTAACTTATTACTTGCCATCTTGAAATCTGCTCCATCATCGAGAACTAGACCTCCACCAACTAAATGATTAGGCAAGCCATCACCTTTTAACTGTTGCCCGATTAATATCGGAATAGGATTATGATGCTTGTAGAATGAGTCTGCAAATTTAGATAGGATGTCTTCCATGCTGTCTAATATACCTATGAAATCATCTAGGTCACTACGACCAAAACGAGTATCTAATTCGTTCTGATTTTTATAGCAAATGGGTAAGCCGCTTACATTCTTTTTAGCATCTAACAGATAAAAGTTGTCTTCCCCTTTACCGGCATTAGTGTATGTTTCTACTTTATCTAAGTAATAAACCGTGTAGTAATCGCTGTAATCAGCTATGTAATATTCAATAAATGCAATCAGTTCATTCTTATAATTGTATACTGGATAAGCGTCTTCTGGTGCTATCAACTTACTTTTGATTACACCATCTTCAACATAGACGTATTCATATGCGTTGCCATATTTAACAAGGCTATCTAGAATATCAAAGTCCATTTTGTTGAATTTGCCTTTTCGATAAACCTTTTTAAACTCGGCAACGGTATCTTCATCTCCTGTAATCGATACTGGATTCTTTGTAAGATAACTCGTCTGGAAGTTTACGATGGTCTTGGAATACTGTAGTACAATCTTTCTCGGCTCATAATCCTTACCGTTATATTTCTCTGTTCCTTGAATTAATATTTTATGCTGCCCACTAAAGTAATCCTTGTTATCTAGGATAGCTTTAATTCTTTGTTGGTGGAAAGGCATCGATACCTCTTCCTTAAACCACATCTGCTCCCCATCATGGGTACGATTAATATATTCTTTAATATCCATTTATAACATCTCCCTATACATACCATTTGTTTGCTTTGATTGCCTGTACCGCTAGAGCGAAAGAAATAACCAAGTCATCGTGATTACTTCCACCTCTTTTATTGCCTGTCTTTCCATCTGTCTCTACGAATATCTGCATCTCAGATAAGGTTTCTTTACAATTGATTGCAATCATACCGACCTCAAAATACTCTTTGAAATCGGACACGAATACACTCTTAGATACCTGTGTGGTCTGCCATCCTAACTTCATTTGCTTTCTACCAGACGATTGATTAAAGACCTTGTGCTTATATAAATTCAGGTATTCGTATTCTTTTCTCAGTCGTTCCAAGATAGGTAAGCCATAACTGTTCCTTTCAACGACAATGAATGCATAGTTGTAGAATCTCCCGATGGCATCAATGATTTCAGCAAATGTATATACAGCCACTTTGTTATGGTAGAAACTCAAGACCTGTTCACCGTCAGCATCGACAATTGTTATTGTCGAATTATCAGCACCACTTCCAGAAGATGAATCCACCCCACCATAATATTTCTGATTTCTCTTAGGTAATTTGTACACAAAAAGACCTCTATTTATAAATCTCAATAGAGGTTGTGGAAGATTGATTAATTCAGTTTTAAGTAGCGGATCTGGTACGGCGTTAAATCTTTCCAATACAATCGATTGGTCGAAGACACTGAAACCACTACTGATAAATGATTCCATCGGATTGCTCGGAAACTCTTGATAGAACTCTTGGATACTCATGTCCAACAACTTCCACTGCCTCCACATTAATTGCTTCAATGAAGCCCCAAGGTTATGTAATAGCTTTTCATCTGGCTCTAAATCAGCAGGGCTTAAACGTCTGCCGCTGTTATTTGCTTTGTACCAGATTTCTGCTTGGTTGTAGTCGTGTTTGAATTGTTTCTCATATGCAGAAGAATAGAATGGAAAGAAGAATGGCTTATATTTTGACTTACCTTTGTATGCATTCATGAATACCCCTTGATAGTGGTTGAATCCATTGGATGTTGTTTCTATTACAACCTTACTTGTCTCATTCTTAGCAAGCGCCTGTTCAGCAGATAGCAACACCTTTTCTTGATTGCTAAAGAAAGCAAATTCAGATAACAGTATGTATTGGTATGTGGTCCCCCTACCTATGTCTTTTAATCCTGCCGTAGAGCATTGAATCCTTGAGCCATTGTCCAACATGAATTCATCACGATTAGACCGCTTAATCTTAGGGAATGGATATTTGTCATGCGGTAAACTTTCATACATCTGCTTCAACTTCTCAAATAGGGAACTTGATGATTCTGCTTTATATGAAACCAACAGGTAGTTGGTGTTATTGTTCGTACATGCGTAATACAGGCACAATCCCAATGACAAGGTAGAAAATCCAATCTGCCTTGCCTTAGATATAATGTTGAATTTCGCCATCTCATCAATGAACATACCTTGTTGGTCGTTCACTTTGAAGGGAATTGCATCACCATTATTATCTTGTATTTTCACAAAGTTCTGTAGCCACAACTTAGGATTCTCATTAATAATTTTCAACTTCTGTTCTTTCTTTGTTGGTTTTGCAACAACCATTTCCTATCACCTCAATCCATAATTAAATCATCATCTTCACCGTCATTTTCATCTTCTACCTTGGTCATACTTTTGATTGCCTCTTTTGCATGAACATCAATTTCTTTTGTTAACGCCAGGAATAACTTCACTGACTTGTCATCACCTGTTTTTGCATTAGCAGTAACCACCCCATAAATTTCTTGTAAGTCGTCGGCTGTTCTGGATTGCAACATAAGAGCTACCAGTGACTTATACTCAACAGACTTTTCCCATCGCAAATAAGGATTCATTGTCTTCTTGCCTGCCACTTTCAGAAATTCCTCCTGTGACTTTAACTCTTTTGTTTGGTCAAAACGTACAGATGAAAACTTGTACTTAAAGTATTCCGCTCTGTCCCATGCAACGCTTTTTAATGCACCATGTATATCCATATGTAATATCCCCTTGTAATTTTATTGCCGAAACATGAAAACATAAAAACGACCTACCATCATATTAAAAAGGTAGGTCGTAACTAATGTTTTCTTGTGTAAACGTATTGAAATCTTGCTTGTAATTATACCCAACTAACTTCTCTGTATTCGATTTATTTTCTTCCGTTTCTTTTTCAAAGTCTTCTTCGTCGTTAGCAAAACCAACTTCTTCTTCATATCGCTTTGCACTCATTTTTATTTGTTTTGGAATCTGATTAAACTCCAACAATTCTGAGTGAAACCCATTATAAGGTAGAACTTCATATGTATTTGATTTTGGTGTTTGCCAATCTTTTTTATCTAAACACCACGGCTTGTGGTCATTGGTTATCATGTTCCGTTTTTCTAATCTTTCTAACTGGTCTCTAACAGGTCTTTCCCCTAAACCCGTTAGGGTCACGAATCTTCCTAAAGAACAATCGAAACTGTTGTAATGCTTGTCACACATATATAGAAGGTAGCTGTACAAATAAAACCCTTGTACACCCAGTTCTGCATCAGCCATACAAAACATAAATACATCAATATCAATCATATGAGTGTTGTCTACTCTGAAAAATGAACCTGTTCTGTCTTCTGCTTCATACAAATCATTGTCCGTAATCATTGATTCATCTCTCTCAAATCCCTTGATAGGAAAGTTAATCTTCCTGTTCTTATTGTTCTTTTTTACCCAACCTATGTTGTTTTCCAAATCACTTTCCATGTTAAATCCTTCAAGACCTACAATGTCAACGTCATCTCCATTGCAAAAAGCAGTTTCATATGTAGTGTAATCAAATGGCTTATCGCTTTCTTTGCGGATATATCCTAATTCCTCTAGCAAGCCACCACTCTTAGTGATGTATGTATAAGCGTCTGATTTAGCAGGGAATCCCATGATTTGTTTAATCATTGCTTCGTCAATCCCTGTTACATTATCGTTTAGATAGTACTTGCAGTATCGGTACATATAGTGTGCCAACCAAGTATAAGTGTACGCATATGCAATATGTGTCGTTGATTTCGCTTTCACTTCACCATCAAATCGTTTCAATAAGTCACCAAAAATCTCATTTGGCATAAATACTTTTCTTTCGTGTTCTTCTACCATAAATACATTATTCTTTAATTCGTCCATTGTGAAGAAAGATTGTCTTTTCTTAGCCATTCCTATCACTCTCGCTTATCCTAATTAATTGTTTTGCTTATTCGAACCTCAATCAATTACTTGAGGTTATAACTATCCAATACACCATTTAATTTTTCGGTTCTCTGGAACAACCAAAACTTTCTTCCTGATGTCTCATTTAATGCAGAGCAAATATAGCTGAATCCATTTCCCTTCAAATAGTGCATCATTTTGGTGCTGTAACAGTAAAAGTACCCCTTATCATTAAACACTTATTCACCCCTCCTAAAACTCTATCACTACTGTTTTTTTTCGTAAACAACAATTTATAAATTAATAAAAATATTTTGTAAATAAGTATTTTTCTCGTGATATGCATCTATATATTCTCTATATTTAACGATTTTGTCTTTCGACATTTCGAAAGTACCAACCTCATATTTAGATAGCAGCGATGGAGAACACTTTATTGCTTTTGCAATCTGCACCAGTCTTATTTTTTTGTTCCTACGCTTGATAAGATATAAATCTTTTTCGTCCATATTATTTAACACCTCGATTACAAATTGTGAATTTTGTCTAAAACAAAAAGAGTGGGATTTCTCCCACTCAATTCTGCCTGCTGATTATGCTTTTAGCGTGTACTCTGCAACAGCTTTCTTAGAACTTACCTCAAGTGTCGCTTCTGCAATAACTTGTCCTGCAACACTATCGCCTGTTTTACCCAGTAGTTCGAATGAAGGTTGACGAAGGAATGCAATTGAAACAGCGTTCAAGTCAAATGCTACAATCTTATTAATTGGCATATGACGGTCAAGAACAAAGTTCAAGCGACCATAGTTAGTATCGATTGTTTGAACAACCAAACCAAACTCATTTGTCATTGCTTGATAGTTATAACGTTCTTTGTAGATTTCATCAATCTGCTCTTTGATATCAGCATTCACTAGAGCATAAATCTCTCCTGCCCCTACACCTTGTTCCCATAGCTTACGGGCAAGTTGCTTCACTTCTGCCTCGACAATTTTGCCTACTGTTTTTCCAACAATTTTATTATCAGCATGTACAAACTCAAGGATACCGTCCATATTTCGGATGCCACCTGTTGAGCCATCATTCTTATTACCACCGATAATTCGTTTCTCGATATTCACTTTCAATTCAGCAAGACGGTCATTAATCTCGTCCGAGAACAAATCACCAACTGCTCCAGATGCTTGCGCTGTGCCAGATACTTTCGCTGATTTCATAAAGATTTCCATCACATTATTCATTTCAGTACGAACGCCCTCAGCAAAGTTAGTTGCTTCTGCTCCTTCTGCAACAGTAACGTCATCAGTAAGGTTTAATGATTTTTCTCTCCATGTATGAATCTTTGCAGTCGATGTTTTTTGCTTACCGTTAGCCAGTAACAGAGTAGCAAAAGGTGTGTCGATTGGTGCGACAAGCGCAATCTCCTTTGCAAGTGAAATATTTTCTTGTGTCGTTAATTTAGTTGAATCCATCATAATTAATCATCCATTCTTTTTTGTATTTTGTATTTTTATTTGAAAAATGCAGATATCTTAGAGCTAATCATTGCTCTAGAATCTTTATTTTTTTCCGCTATGGAAAATTGGTCTATACTCCTGTGACCATCGGGAACAAATCCATCGTTAAGGTCACGCTTGCTTAATATTTGCTTGAAGGTTTTAATTTTCTGCTCCAATGAATCTCGATTATTTTCTTCCACTAAAAAAAACTCTGCAAAGTCATGTAATCCCTCAGTTTTTAATTCAAGGGTTACTTCCTTTTGCCAGAGTTCTTTCATGCGGCTCTGATATTCAATTTCTTTGTCCGTAACAGTTTCATCATTAGTCTCTGCGACAACCATTTCTGGTGTATCTTCAATAACCTCAATTACTTCTTCAACATCATCTTCAATAACTTCATCCATTTTTATCACTCCTTTCAAAAGGGTATAATTCTCTTTTGTGAAAATGTAAACAATAAAAAAACGCAAGGTTGCCCCATGCGCTTTTAATATAAAACAAAAATTTATTGGAGGTTTTTGTTTTTATGCATTACTCGTTTATACAAAACGATTTGAGGTGAAACAGCAAATCCCGCCCTCAATATATATAGTCATTGTCAGACTCAAAATTCGCCTTTTTTGCGTATTGATAAATCGTCTAATATTTGATACAATTTTCCCTTAGTCTCCATTTTATGATAAATGTAAAAACCCTCCTGTAGTACACTCATTTAATATCTATTATATAATATTTGTTATTAATAAAAGTTAAATAATTTATATATAAGTATATATATTAAATGAGCGTACTATAGAGGGGTTTTTACAAAATTGACTTTCAGACACACATTTTTGGACAATCGCATACACACAACAACGACCACATCACGCAACCTCCTGTAGACTCATAGAAGGTCACTAGAGACTCCTTACAACTCGAATCCAGACTGTGTTAAAGAATCACTTACAACACCTTGTACGATAGCCTAAGAATTTTAAATCGTATATATCTCTTCTATCATAAAGTTGTTTTGTAAAAACCCTTCTACAGTACGCTCATTTAATATCTATTTATATTATATTATTCATCAATAGATATTTATTAATAAATATAAATAATTTATATATTAAATTAATATATTATAATGAGTGTACTACAGACGGGTTTTTACATTTTCACGTTTCGACAATAAACTATAAGGAGTAGATAACATGTGGATATACATGCGTTAGTAGAAGTTCTTAGACATATTAAACCTCCTCAATTCCACGTCCTGTTTGTCGTATAATGCCACCAATCACCATTTTTATAATGGACATTCAAGCATCTTCCTTTTACATTTACAACAACTTTTGTAATATCTGAAAGCGTGAAATTCTTTCTTGCTTCCATTCCCATACTGCGACTGTGATTAGCGTACACCTGCATAAGCAGCTTGTAATTATTGTCTGATAGATGTTGTGCGACGGCTAGTTTCTCCACTTTGATACCCTCCCTTTGGTTTAGTAGACTGATATAAATGTGAAAGCCGTGACTGAAATGATGAATGTATAAAATCCGTACATCCACACGTAATCTGACGGATGGACTTCATCTGGTTCACCCAGGAAATATTGATTGAGTTTATTGAGCTTTTTTATCACCTTCATTCTGCTTACCTTCGTCCCATAATACGTAATGACGATTTAACGCATTAACGTTATATAGAACTATATCTTATCCCTAAATACAAGTCAACTGTTATAACGTAATTGCGTTATATCGACCTAAAGTGTATAATATGTGAGAAAGGTCGTGACATAATGACTATGAAATTATCCATTGAAAAAGCAGCAAAGGAACGGGGTATCAATACACAAATCCAACTGCTTGAACTGATTGAAAAAAAGACTTCTGTTAAGATGCGCCCATCAACTTTATCTGCCATGTATCGGAATAATCAAACTACCGTAAATAAGGAACATCTTACAATTATTATGAAGACGTTAAATATTACTGATTTTAATGAGATACTAGAGACCGAAGGCTGACATCACTTGTCGGCTTTTTCTATATCCTCCGCTTTATAAATGACCACTGGTGACTGTTCCCCATCCGACTCTCTCCATCCCCTCCATACTTTGTCGTTGTATCTTTTTACTCCTTTATTTCTCCACTTTTTGTTACTGGCAGATGAGCCTACCTGTGGATGCTTCTTATTAGGCTTATGCTTGCTCATCTCCTCACCTCCATTTGATGAATATATAATGATGCTACGAGGGTACTTATTACTTGACTTTGCTCTGCCCTTCCACAACAGAGTAGCAGCTTGACCTTGGAAACGGCTTGTGAAAGTTTTTGCCTACTTTTCAAACAAAATGAAAATAGAAATAGAATCATTGAGTTTGAAAAATAGACGTAAACTACGTACAACGTCATAGAGATGACTGTGGTATCCGTTCGTCCTTGTTTAGTTCCGATATTCCTATCGTTGTATCCTCATGCTTTCATTGCCCCACATGCGCATACATAGGCTAGTACAAGCCTATGTATGCCCGAATACAATCGCACAGCCTTAACTGTCAATGCTTCCAACCCTAGCCGTTAACGGTCGCTCTCACCGTTCATCACGTCATAAACAAGGAAATGACTTTATATGATATATTTCCCTTTTTTGCAGTGGCGGGACCAAGACCTGTCAAGGTTAGATTTAAGTCGTATTATTAGGCATTCCACGACCAGAGTTCCTTAAAAAAGGCATCACTTAATAGCCTTGCCTATATCCATTTTTTTTGATATAGTAAGAAACAAGGAACTCTTATTCAGTTGTAGGAGTTGAATCCTAGGGGATTCGATATTTGATTAGCGAGGTTAGGCGTTCGAGCGCTTGACCTCTTTTTTATTTGTTCTTGTTGATATTAGACAATGGACTAAAGAATATGGCTTTCCTTTCTATTTCTTCTGTCGTCATACTGCGTAAGTATTCCTGGGTCACTAAAATCGTTGAATGCCCTAAAAGTTTTGAAAGTGTAAAAACGTCAATTCCATTATTTACCATCCGCACAGAATAGAAGTGTCTGAATTTATGTGGATGAGCATCTTTCACTTTCGCCTTTTTTGCCGTGTCTTTGACTATGTTGTGCAATGACATGTGCGTCAGTTTGTTGCCTTGATATGTCAGAAAATAGGTATCGGATGAAACAATTTTATCGCTAAAGAATTGTTGTTTGAGTCGCTCATATTTGATTAAAATCTTCTGTAAAGTTGGGCTGATAAAAACTACCCTTTGCTTGTTCCCCTTGCCGTTTATTAGGATTGAGTTTTCTTTTACGTCGTCTGTCACTATCCCCCTTATTTCCATCGCCCTTAAACCACAATCGGATAACATTGCAATTACCGCTTTATTACGGGCTTCGAGATAAGTTTTATATCCGTAAACACCAATCATCTTAATGACTTCCTTCTCAGTGAATCCTACTGTCACTTTTTGCGGAATCTTAGGAATCTCAACCGTTCGCATTTGATTCTCTTTCAAATACTCCTCACGCACACACCAGTTCATATACGCTGCTACAACCTTTGCAATAGTATCTATACTCGTTGGCTGAAGCCCTGTGCTTTGTCTAAACCTAAAATACGCTTTCATATCATGCACAGTGATATGTCCTAGCTCTGTGATTGCTCTTTTTTCAATTAAATATCTTTGGAAATGACCTAATTCATGACGCTTATTGTGTAAAGTCCTCGAAGTTAAACCCTCTGCCTTACAATGAACCATGTATTCCTCTATAGAATCCTTTAGGTACAACAAAAAAGCCACCCCCTCTATCAAAACCTTCTGATAGAAAAAGTGACTTCTTCATTTTTGATTAAAATCCCACATGAAAGATACATCTAACGAATGAACATCATATGTACACAAGAGTGACGATTTAGGTGAAAAAAGCTTAGAAACCGCGTCATATCAACGTAATTACTTTTTAACCTTTTTATCTTTTTTGTCACTTACTTTGTTCATTTGATTCATCATTTGATTGATTTTTTTCTGTGAGGGTTTTTGACCCAT